CAGATCTGGATACCGCTGCTTCGTTCTTCAAAAAGACCTCAGTAGAAGCCAAACAAGCAGCCGAAAGCGAAGAGGCTTTTAATGATGCAGTAGCATCATTTGTGCCACTTGGTGAAAAACTCAAGAACCTAGTTTCTGCAATGGCACCAGCAATAAAAATATTTTCCACTGTTCTAGGAGGAGCTGTAGATTTGTTAGCTTCATTTGTTTCGAATCCGGTTGTTAGTTTTCTATTATCTGTTGCGGCAGGATTTGCCGGTCTAGCTGCAGCTGCTGTAGGTTTGATGGCCTTTTTTGGTTCTGCAGTTGGAACCGTGGGATTATTGTGGAAAGCACTCAGTGGTTCAAAACAAATATTTACTACAGTAAAAAATGGTGTTAGTAATCTTGGAGAAACAGTTGGAAATGTTTTTACAAAAACAGTCGAAACAGTAAAAAACTCTGTTAGTTCAATATCTGAAATAATATCCAAAATTGCTAGTGGAATATCGAGTGGCTTTAAAGCGATTATGGCTGGAATAGGCGAAGGTTTTAAGCTTTTAGGTAATGGCATTAAGAGTCTGGCATCACCGCAAGTGGCTCTGGGTGTTGCTATAGCCGGTTTAATAACATTAATTATAATTGGTCTTGCTTATGCTTTTAAACTAGTTCTAGAAGCCCTAACACCATTCATTAAAACACTTATTGATGGTGGAGCAGCATCTCTAACAGCTGCATTAGCGTTTGGCTTATTGGCCATCTCTATGAATGCAATGGCTTTTGGTTTACTTGCTCTAGGAACAGTTGGTTGGGTTGGCATAGCCGCACTAATGGTATTGGCGCCTCTTCTTTCAGTAATTTCATCATCTTTTAAAGATATGGGTGAAGGAATGAAAAATACAAAAGAAGCTATACTGGCGTTAACAACACTAGATGTTAGCTTGTTTAATCCATTAATAGAGGTATTAAAAACTATTTCTGAATATATGAACGAGATTGGCTCAGATGCTAGCAAATTTGCTTCTATTTTTGCTGGTCCAATGATGCTACCGTTAATGACCACAGCTGCAATAATTCCGACTGCTTCCAAAATTACTGATTCTATTTCTTCTCCAGCTGCTTCTTCTGCTATGGGTGTAGCAAAAGAACAAACAATAACTGCAAATCTAACAATTGAAGTTCCAGTTACCTTAAATGGTAAAGAACTTGATAAACAGATAATTAAGAAAGTAATTCAACTTAATGGTACCGGCGATTCTATGACGCAAAGAGATGCTGGTAGTTCTAGAGGCATTGGCTTTAGTGGTGAAACTTCTAATAAAACAAGTACTTGAGGTTTATAAATGAGCTTTTTTGATTTAACAGATACATTAGCTGGTGGAGAAGGCAGATTCGGTTCTGCACTAGAGAAGAACGGTCTTGTTATTCAATTTTATCATATTCCAACATTTAAAAAAGGAATTGAAAACAACTTTGACAATGGTAGTCAAGCATCTTTTAAAGCTTTCTTAACATCTTTCAAAGATAATTTTAAAGTCAACTGGAATCAAAAAGAAACGTTCGGTAGAATGGACGCAGTTCAGACATATAAAAATACTCAAAGACAAATAACAGTAGCTTTTGATGTTCCATCGCATTCACAAGAAGAGGCAGAAACTAATTTTGTTGAATTACAAAAATTAATAATGATGCAATATCCAGTTTATGAGGTGATGAGTATAAATTCTGTCTCCAAACCAGATACCTCAAAAACTTCACCACAAGCAGCAGGTGGTACAGACAGAGATAACGCAGTAAATATTGCAGCTAATAGCGATCCAGCTGTTTTAAACGGTGATAATAAAAGCACGTTAGGACGTTTTATATCATCACCACCTTTATTATATATTAAATTTTTAAACTGGATATCCGAAGGTGCTTCAAATCCTTCTTATGATAAAACTAGTATGGTGGATGATGCCTTAGTTGGTATCTTAAGTGAAGTAGCTTTTGAACCAGATATGGATCAAGGGTTTCATTTTAATAATGGAAAAATGATTCCTAAACTGTTTACAGTTAGTTTATCAATAACAGTTATACATACTCAAGAACTTGGATGGGTTAATACTGTTAATGGTTCTAATCAAAAAATAAATAATCATTTGTTTGGTGAACCAACAGCAGAACCCAGCCAAGAAGGCTTTGAAGGTTATCCAACTTTTCCATATAAAACAGATCTCTTTACATATAAAAAATAGGATAATTTATGGCTTATTCAAGATATACAAATAGACAAAAATTTAAAAATACAAATGAAAACTTTAAAGAGCATCTTGATATACGAGATGTAAAACACATAGTGCAATATGTTACGCCAGATTTTCCATATGTAGATTCAGAAACTTTTGGTAAACTACAAGTACATTCGCATATCTGGAAAGCTGGAGACAGATTATATAAATTATCTCATGAACATTATGGTGATTCTACGCTATGGTGGATAATAGCGTGGTTTAATAAAAAACCAACAGAAGCACATTTTCAAGTTGGCGATCAGGTACTTATTCCAAAGCCACTAAATAAGATTTTAGATTTTCTAGGGGTTTGATATGGCTGAAGAAAATACAAGTGGAAGTTCCGAACCAAACACAGAACCTAAAGTCCTTGATGAACAAGGTATTTTATTATTTCATCTTATAAATCTTACCAAAGGTCGCACATAAACAGCCTATTCAATTGCCAATCTAGATATTAATGATAATAATGTCTCAAATGCAAAAAGTCAAGTAAGTGCTACAGAGCAGGATCAATTATTACCAAGCATATGTTTAATAGATACTAAAAATCCAAGTACATTTATGAACTTGTTAAAAGGAGATCCAGAAAAGAACGATCTTCTTTTACGTTTATCGACTTTTGAATTGTCTAGTCTTGTACCTGTTATAAGAATATTTAAAGTATTTAAAACACCAGATGCTGAAAGAGAAGTTATTCTAGAATTGCCTTTTGACACAACAGCAAAAGGAATAGAAAGTATATTTCAAAATAGCGTTGGAAGAGGAACAGGTGCGGGTGTAACTTCTTTTCAGTGGAAACAAAATCCAAAATATGAACCACAAGCAGCCTCTTATAGAGTCAATTTAGGTTTACATTTACAAAATGTAGAAGAATTTACTAACATAAGAAATTCAGTACAAACAGAAGATGGGCAACTTTTATCAGTCGCAATTCAAGATCTATTATATCAAAGAAAAGAGTGGCGTCAAATAAAAAATGAAGGCACAGCTGTTTATAATCCAGACGATTATGTCATTAAAGTTATTGTTGGCTGGCAAATAAGTGAAGAAGGTCTACAAAGTATAAAAGATAACAATACACGAGCCGATGTAGACGATCTAATTCAGGCCCTAAGAGATCAAAAGGACGTTCTTTATTTGACTTTAATAAGTCACGCAATCGAATTTAATGAAGATGGCTCAATTGATTTGAATATTGACTTTATTGGTAGAACAGATCTGAACTCTTCGGATTTATCCAGATCGAATGTTCTTACAACTGGTAGAGCATATGAAAATCTCATTGAAAATGCTAAAAAAGAAATTCAAAACTTAGAGTGGCAAGCAAAACAAACTGATGAGTTTCTACAAGAAAATAAAGAAAAATACGGTGACAAAGTCGGCGCAGTTGTTAATTTTCTTGGTAGAGTTAATATGGCAGCGTCGGGTGATGCATTAGTTAATAATGATGATGTTCAAGAAGCAAAGAAAAAGCTAGAACAGCTAGTTCAGGCTTCTAGAAAAGCAAAATACAATTATTTAATAACTAAAATGCTTCAAAAGAAACAGATTCATCTTTTTTCATATAACGAAGAAGTTGTTGATAGAATAACGAAATTACAAGGCGTAACAAACCTAACAGATCCAGTTGCAATGAAGGACTTTGAAGAAGCTAGAAAAAAAATAAATGAAGTAAATGCAGATATAGAGAAAAAAGCAAAACAAGTCGGTGTTGGTGGAACGGATAACATTGGTGAAGCCGGTCCAGCCGGTGATACTATGTTTAAACCGGCAAGAGAGGCTGCTCATGATTTAAATGAAATGGGTAGTTCACCAGCAGCTGCAAGTTCAACTGTAACTCGTGGAGCCAATGACCAAGCAAATTTTGCCAACAAGGTAGCAAATTCAGATGAATTAGCAGAAAAAAGCGATGAGTTGTATCAGCTTCTTCAAGCCGGCGAATTTGAAACAAATGCTTATTTAGCATCTGGTAGAAAACATTTTGCATTCTTTTATTTAAGTTCTATTGTCGATGCTATAATGGATCCAATTTTGGACACAAATAAAAAGAATCCTAACTTTTTAAACAAAAAAACAAGAGTTATACTTGGTCCAATGACAATTATTGATTACGGTTCATTACAAGTTAGTAATTCAACGTACCGTATTTTTGATAAAGTTGAAGGTAAAGAGGACGATAAGCCAACTTATGTGAAAGTATATAACGGAACACCAATCACAATTAATGTTGGTGACGTACCTATCTCTTTAAGAGAATTTACAAGATGGTTTAACGAAAATATTGTCAATAAAAACATCGATCAAATGACATTAAACGATTTTCTATCTTCTCTTGTTAATGATCTTATATTGTCTGCTTTAACAAACCAGGTTTATACGTATGCGCCAAAACAAAAAGCCAAATTAGCAATTGATAATTTTACTGCTATTCCAAATCCTCATAATGAAGGTGCTTTTGGAGTAAATATGATTAAGTATAAATGGAACTCAGAAGACTGGAAACGTTTTAAACCAACCGGTGGTGGTTTTAGAATACCACAAGAAGCATTAGCACCTCTTAAAACTAGAGGACGAGATGCAGAACTTGATCATGATATAAAAAATAAAAACTTTTCTCATTCAAAAGATTATGTCGTCTTGTATTGTATAAATGACTCTCCATACGATAGAACTGGCAACTATGAAAAAGATAAAAAAGAGGGTGTCTTACATCTTTATGCTGGTGAAAGCCGTGGAACAATTAGAAGTTTGAAGTTTTCTCGTGTCGACAAACCACAAAGAAGAGCAGAAAACATATTGGCTGGTACAAAAGGTGGCCGTGGTGCTTCGAAGATTATAAGAGAAAAATATAATGTTACAATTGAAATGTTTGGTAATACATCTCTACAAGTTGGTACATATATCTTCTTAACTCCAACTTTTACTGGCCAAGGAGGTGTTGGAAATACAGAGAAACTCTTAAGAGAGATTGGCCTTGGCGGATACTATCTTGTAACAGAAATAGACAATACAATTGAACTAGGTGATTTTAAAACAACTCTAAAAGGAACTTGGTCTGCTTTCGCTGATGGTAAAATAAATGACGGCGATAGAGAATTTGCTCCAGCGCCACCGGGTGCAATACCAGAAAAAGGTGTCATACAATGAAAAAAATGGATTTAAATTCAAAAGACCCATTATTAGATAAAAACCTTGATCCAAGTGCTAACAATACAAATACAGCACTTTCTGCTTTTTATCAAAAAAAGCTTTATGAATTAAAAGCATTTAATCATCCATATCTTACACAAAACAAGCCAATTAATTTTTTGTATGAAAAGCAATATTACGGTAGAGTGAATCTATCTCATGAGCCCGTAATGTCTGATTCTGTTAGACTTAAAACAATTACTAATGGCAGAGGCATTGAAACAACATTACACAACTTTGTGATGGATGCATATAAAGATTTTTTAAGCTATTGGGATTTCTTAAAAAAATCAAATAGAACTGCTGCAGGTGGATTACTACAAACAGTAAATGCTAAAATTGGTTATCTCGATCCAGGCAAAAAATATTTTTACTATATGGAAGCGATTTTTGATAAAATTAAAGAACAGATAAATGCTAAAAAAGTAAAAATTAAAAACTTAGATGACTTTATTAACGAATTCGTTGAATATGTGGACGGTGTGACACCTTCACTTCCGATAACGTTTTCCAGCTACATTGGATCACGAATGGCGGATCCACTTATATCCGGTTTGTGTTTCGATGTTAACTCCCTAGATCCATCTGATGATGGAAAGAAGTATTCTATATTTTTACAAGATCAAAATTACGCACTCTTCAAGAAGACTGCAATGAAGTTTGGTTTTTTTATTGATAAGCAAATACCGTGGCGTTTATGGGCCGATATTGATTCACCAGCAATGAAGCCATATATGGATAAGTATACTTTAACACAAGACAATTTATATGATTTAAATTATATTACTGCGGATAGTTATGATCTAGAGTTGCTGAGATTTTATATAATCCAGTTTTATAATACTCATGCTTTCTCAAATAGTGTTATAATAGAACCGCAATTTTCAATTTGTCAATCAAGTGGTGCTACAATTATTAAATATAAAAATACAAATGTTGAACAGATTGAACATAAAAAGATCGCTTCTAATTCTGAATTCGACCGACTTTTTATGAAATTATATGTATTTGCAAAAGCAAGAGAAAATAATTATAATTGGGACAAGTCACATTTCGAAAATGTCGTGGCTACCTTTATACAAATTAAAGAAGGGCTTGACACGAAGTCCGCGATGAAGTATATTACTCCCTTGATGAAACTGCCGGCTGTGGCAGATCGCGTGCAGCGGAATTTTAAATTCCATTGAGGGCTTCGTGTCTTTTATTACTCTTGATGACAAGGAATGGTGTAAGGGTATTTACACCGATGGAAAACTTTACTTTAACAAGTTTCCAAAAGATCTAAAACAAACTTGGAAATATAATCCAGTATTTGATGATGGTGAGATCGACTTCGCACACCTTTGGTGCGAAGGTAAAAGCATTGAACAGGTTTGTCCAGAAGAATTAAAACCTCAACTTGAGCTTTATAATAAAAAGCTTGATGCTTTTTCACGTTCTTTCGGTGAAGCCAAGGTTGATCTTAATGAAAACTGCTTTTTCGATCTTGTCCCACAACAATTTCTTCTAGAATACTGCGATCTAAAAAGTAAAATTGTTGACAGTGTTTTTGTAAATTACCCCAGATCTGCCAACTATAAATTCTACTTAAAACTTGAGAAATTGATCTGTAAGATCAGATCAAGAGATCTAAAACTAGATCTAAAAACAAAAGATCTAAATAGGATCTTAAAAACAAGAGAATTTATTAGATCACTACAAAACTATTCAAGTTCTATTAGCTATAATCAGTTTGGCACTAAAACAGGCAGATTAAGCACTCAATCAAAAAGCTTTCCGATCTTAACTATGAATAGTGATTACAGATCAATTGTAAAACCAACAAATAATAAGTTTGTTGAGATCGATTATAATGCAGCAGAAGCAAGAACATTATTGGCTCTTGCTGGAAAGGAACAACCAGAACAAGACTTACACGATTGGAATGCTAAAATCTTGGGTATCAGCCGTGAACAAGCAAAGAAGGGATTATTTGCTTGGCTTTATGGTTCAAGGAATGAAGAGTATTCCAAGTTCTCAGATATCTTTAATATCAAGAGTGTCCTAGACAAGTTTTATGATGGCAAAGTTGTCCAGAATCCTTTTGGTAGAAAGATTGAAGCAGATCCATTTCACGCCTTAAATTATTTAGTGCAATCTACAACTTCTGATATGGTTTTGAGGCAAATATTGAAAGTTGATGAATACTTAAATAATAAGGACAGTTTTGTTTCTTTTATTATTCACGATGCCGTATTTTTGGATACTACCGATAATGAATCAGAAATCACTAGAGACATTGCTGGCATTATGGCTACTAATGATTTTGGTGTGTTTCCTGTTAACGTATCTATTGGAAGAGACTTCGGGTCAATGGAAAAAATTAAAATCTAAGATTATGTGGTGGAAGAAGTGAATATTGTAGCATTAGGTAATGGTGGTATTCGTATTGCGAAGATGTTTGAGAAATATGAACAATACGAAGTTTATAAAATAGGAACAAACGAACAAGACAGTGAAAGAAGTAGGAAAATGCCTACTTTTTCTAATCCGGAAGATTATGAAAATAAGTGTCCTGACTTCTCAGACTTCTTTAAAGAGATTCAGGAAGAAGTAATGTTTGTAATGGTTGGCTCAAGTGAGATAACAGGTGCTTCACTTGCTGTCTTACAGCAACTATCGCATTGTAAGATTACTGTTCTTTATGTAAGACCAGATATTAGCTTGTTATCACAAAAACGTTTCTTGCAAGAAAAGGTAACATTTAACGTATTTCAGGAATATGCACGTTCAGGTTTATTCCATAAGTTATATCTATTAGATAATTCAGTGTTAGAAACAATTATTGGTGAAACACCATTAAGTCAATATCATAAAAAGTTAAATGAGCTGATCTCTTCAACGATTCATATGATTAATGTTTATAAACACGTTGAACCGATCCTCTTGACAGACGCAGAAATTCCTGATATAAGCAAGATCGCCACATTCGGCATCTCAGATCCAAAGACAGGAAAAGAAAATCTGTTTTACAATTTAAGTAACGTAACAAATAAATTTTATTATTTTTCAATGAGTAAAAATGTCTTGGAGAAAGACGGAAAACTTCTTCAAAAAATTAAAGGTCAAGTAAAAGAAAAATTGGGTGATGAAATGGAAGGTGGTTTCGGTGTTTACCAAAACGAATACACCGAAAATTACGTTTATGTTGAAGCACATACCCACATTTTACAAAATCTGAACTTAAGCACTTGACAAGCAAAGTGATCTGTGGTAAGATGCGTCTGCGGTTGACTGATGACCGTGTATTAACTCGGCCAATTAAGGCTGTAACGGAGAAAACACAATGGCTATTGATATTTCAAAAATGCGTAACAAGCTTGATGCCCTAAAGGGTGGCGGCAAAACACAGAATGCCAAGTTCTGGTCCCCACAAGAGGGTGTTCAAACAATCCGAATTCTACCAACAAGCGATGGTGATCCATTCAAGTCCTATTTCTTCCATTATGGATTTGGTAAGGAAAGCATCCTTTGTCCAAAGGGTAACTTTGGTGATCCCTGTCCAATCTGCGATTTCGCAGCTAAACTCTACAATGATAAGGATGAAGAATCCCGCGAACTAGCTTCACGTATTGTTAAGAAGCAACGCTTCTTCTCGCCTGTTCTTATTCGTGGTGACGAGAAAGATGGCCCCAAGATTTGGGGTTATAGCAAATCAACGTATCAATTTCTAATTGAGACTGTTCTAAATCCTGAATATGGTGATGTAACAGATCTTGAAGAGGGTGTAGATATTGATCTTGAGTATGGCAAGAAGTCAGGTAAAAAATTCCCTGAAACAAAGCTAACTCTAAAGCGTCGTTCAAGTCCAATGTGTAAGGATATGGATCCAGATTCCTGCAAAGATATTCTTGCACGTATTCCAGACTTTGATAAGCTTCACAAGCGTCGTCCACTTGAGGAAATCAAGGTTCTTCTTGAACAGTTCCTTAATGGCACAGAAGGTGCTGAAGCTGATGATAGTGAGGGTGTAACTAAATTTGATGAAGCATCAAGTGTAGACGCAGCCCTTAAATCTCTACGAGATTGATGTTAGAATAACAAACGAAGGGAACCGGTATATTAAATTGTACCGGTTCCTTTTCTTATAGGAGTGTATATGGGTTTAAAGGCCGGAAAACTTTCAATTGGCGAAATGAGAACTTTGCTTAATAAAAAAGCAGGTATGAATGTCGCTCACAATTTAGAAGATGAAAATCCTACAGAAGTAACAGAATGGATCTCAACCGGTTCAACTTGGTTGGATTCTATTATTTGCCGTGGTAAAAAAGCTGGTGTGCCTGTTGGTAAAATCAGTGAAATTGCTGGTGAAGAAGCAACAGGTAATAGTTATCTTGCTGCACAAGTAGCAGCAAATGCCCAAAAGATGGGTATTGTTCCTGTTTATTTTGATAGTGAAAGTGCTATTGATCCAAAATTCTTGCAAAATGCTGGCTGTGATCTAGAAAATCTTCTTTATATTCAGGCAGTTTCAGTAGAAGCTGTTCTAGAACAAATGGAAGAATTGATTAAAAACGGTGGTTCACGATTCCTTTTTATTTGGGACTCACTGGCTATGACACCAACTGTCACTGATGTTGAAGGAGATTTTAATCCTCAGTCATCAATGGCAATGAAAGCTCGTATTCTTTCAAAAGGTTTCTCAAAGCTAACTATTCCAATTGCTGAAAGCCGTTCAACCCTTTTGATTCTTAATCAGCTAAAATTAAATATTGGTGCTGATGGTAATCCAAAGTATATGACTCAATCACAGAAATTTTTCACTCCCGGTGGAAAATCTCCAGCATATGCTTATAGTTTACGTATTTGGTTGACTGGTTCAAAAGCAAAAGATAGTTTCGTTGAGGATTCAAAAGGATACCGTATTGGTTCACTTGTGAAAGCTCGACTAGAGAAATCACGATTTGGAACACAAGGTCGTTCTTGTGAATTCCAGATTATGTGGGCAGATCGTGTTGGTGTTCTTGATGATGAATCATTGTTTGAAGCTATTAAGTCATCACCAAGTTTAACTGTCGGTGCTTGGAATACACTTGAGTTCTCAGATGGTTCAAGTGAAAAATTCCGTTCAGCCGATTGGGCACAAAAGATGAAAGACACAAAATTCCGTGAACGAGTCTTTGAATTACTTAATGAAGAAGTTATTCTTAAATTCGATAAACGTGAAGGACCAGCCTCGCAGTTTTATGAAAACACCGACGAGGATTTAACAGAAAGCGACGAAGCCCACTGATCTGTGCTTGACAGCCGGCCCCTTCCGTGGTAAGATGGTTCACGGAAGGGGTTCACTCTTGGAGAATCCTCCAAGCATAGCCTTTATGTGTTTTGATGCGACCATTAATACACATAGAGATTTGGCTCGGTACGAAACCGATAAGTTTAGTTGAAGCAATAGAAGGATAGATATCTACAACAGTATTAGAAATCAAATCAACTTGTACTATTTTAAAACTTCTTTTCCTCCCAACTTCTCTTAGTTTTTCTTTATGTGATTCTGATCTTGTTAGTTTTCTTCCTATTTTAGAAAGCGAAATTTTAGATTTACTTTGTTGCGTATGTTTTCGACCTCTAAATGGTACTTCAGCAATTTCGCCAACATTAAATCTCAAATTACTATCTATCAAGGATAAATAATAATTCTCTTTATTACATAAATCGGCAGTATCGCACAGTACCACAATTTCAAATAAAAAATTGTTTTCACCGTGTTTATTCCAAGAATTTTGTAAATGTTTATTAGAATGACGATTTGATCTTAGATCTGATTTATGTTGACAAAATCTCTGGTAAATATCGCAGCTTTGTCCAATATATTGTTTATTATTAATTAAATTTGTAATTCGATATATTCCCGATTCCATATTAATAAATAGGAGCTTGATATTATGAAGT